ATAGGCATAACTTCAAAGTCACTCATCATTCCTCCGTCAAAGACTGCGACGATTCCGTGTACTAACCGTGCCGTTGCCGTTGCCGTAGCCGTTGCCGTTGCCGTAGCCGTAGCCGTAGCCGTAGCCGTAGCCGTAGCCGTCGCCGTCGCCGTAGCCGTAGCCGTAGCCGTAGCCGTTGCCGTTGCCGTAGCCGTCGCCGTAGCCGTTGCCGTTGCCGTAGCCAACTGGTCTAAACATCACAGACCCCAATCGTCTGCAACAGGAATACAAAAGATTTCAGCCGCTTCCGGCAAATCAACATCGGCAATTTTCCGCAGATCGGCCTGTTGCGTTTCGACCATCTTCGCAAAACCGATCGACTCCCACTTGAAAACATGCACGGCGCGAGACAGTCGAATCCGGCCATTCTCTCGGGTAACGTCGCCCGCAAAAATCCATCCGCGATCAACAACGACAACAGCACGATTGCCGGTCGGAACAGAATAGGCGCGGACATAATCAACGCCGTTAACAGTGATCGTGTTCATTTGATTCCTTTCGTTTGTGGAGACTGAAAAGTAATCCCGCTTTACCGCTGCGTCAATCTAACCGTTGCGGATATACAACGCTGTGATTGTGTCTGACAGCGCATCCATTTCTGAATACACCGCATTCCGCCACGCTGATTTGTCGCCGTGGATTCCTCGCGGGCCGCGATGATGTTCGGGGCAGGCGCAGATTGCCAGCGCATCGCTGCCACGTTCTGCCATGCCTTGACCTTCGCGAAGATGATGAATTTCCCCAGGCGTTGCGCCTAGACCCAAGTGCAGACAGAGGGAGCAGCCGCGCTCTGCAATGCGGCTTAGGTGACGCTTCACGCTCCCCGCCCTGTAGGCCGCCTGCAAGGCCACAACGCAGAAAGCACATTGCCGATCAAAACATCCGCCGTCTTGTGTCGTTCCTCCGGTTTGCTTTGCAGGTACGCAACAACAATGTCTCGTACTTGGCCTCGTGTAATGCCATCAGGAGAACAGATGAGAGCATTTGAAAGAGCATCAAATACGCCAGTGGTGTAGCCAAAACAATCTGCCATCTCAATAGGCACACTGCTTTTGCAAGTAGCAAGAAGTTTGTCGCCATCCATGAATTCTGCGTGAGCAGGAGCAGTAACAAGAATCAGGGCAAACAAGCAGGCTCGCATATCGGCTCCTAGAAAGGCACGTCATCAGACAGTCCGCCGATGCCTTTGTCTTTCTTCGGCTGCGGCTCATTTAGATAGGCAAACCCGTCCCAGCCAATCGGGATTGTTTCCAACTTAAGGGCAGGCCCGTTCTTGGTATCAAGCACTACTCCGATCTTTGCATAACGCTTTTTCTGAGTGCCATCAGCCGTGGTGTAAGCGCCAGTGGTTGCAGTGACTTCGTACTTGATTCCCATTACTCGCTCCGTTGAATGAACAGTTGAAAAGCATTGTCTACTTCTTCAAGGAATTGCATCGCCGCTTTTTCAATGGCGGTGATTTCTTCTTTGTCTGGCTGAAACCTGCGAATGAACATCCTGCTGGCCTCGTTTGTGATGCGAGGATCGTAAGCAACAAAGTCAACCCACTTCCTGCGAGTGCAGGCAAGTTGTGAAAGCATCTGCGGCTTGTGCTCTGGCGGCACTTCTCCTGAAAGAACCCAACCCATGTACGTTGCCGTGGTCGGGCATTTGATTTCTACCAGTCCTTCTGTTCCGACAAGACGATCAGGGGTTGCACCAAAGAACTCGATTACTGGGTGAGGAACAAACCCAATCGGGTCAGTGAACAACCCGCTGCGGGCTTCGTACTCAGCTACCGCTTCATCTTCGTGGTCGATCCCCCACTGCATCGCCGGATTGACGTAGTGTTCAAACGCAAGATCGGTTGCCCTCTCGGTAAGAATCTCCATCATGTAGCGGCGGCGGGATTCTGACGGCTGGCCGCTTTTCAGCACTGCCAATACGTCTTTCATACGACTAGCAGTAAGCCAGCCGATGCGCTGCCGCACCCATGCGGCGGATTGTTGCGGGATCATTTGCCCCCCAAAGTAGGCTCAAAGCCGTGTTTGTCAGCCAGTTCAATCAAGTCCGCGTCTGATAGTTTTTCCGCCATCCAAGACACAATTTCCGCAAGCGTGTTTAAGTCCTTTTGCAGTGATTCAATGTCACCTTTTGTGTCATATCCTGATGCGTAGATGATTGCGTTTACCAATTCAGACGATTCGTAGTGACTGGTTCTTTTGTAGAAGTCATATTTTGGTTTGAATTTCATGGCTTGAACTCCCGCACGGCTTTGATTGCAGCCTCAGATATGTCCCATGCGCTTGTGTTTACCCACCAGTCAGGAAACAAACCGCCAGCCTCCGTCATTTCTTTGCGGAAGCGCTCAAGAATCTCGCGCTGCTTTTTTGTGTACGGCTTTGCACCGGCAGTATTTGGCTGCGCAGCTTTTGCCTCCGAGATTGCCCGCTCAATTGCCTCACGCGCAATCATTGCCGCAGCAACAAACCCAGCGGTATCCGGCGTTACGTTGTATTCGTATCGCCTTCCGCCACCTGAATAGCAATATGTCAGCCGGAATTGACCAACCTGCATCTGATCGCCGGCATACCAGCGATCACCTACTGGCACGTATTTACGGCCTCGCTTTTCGTATAGCGTTGTCATTTGCCCTCCGCTTTGGCGATGGCGGCGCGGGCTTGTTTCACGGCGCTAAAATCTTCCTCTGGCCGATAACCTTGCATCGGATCTAAGTCTGCCGTGTGCGAAAGCATGGCCTCCAGCGCCTCCAGCAGTTCCGGCGCGGCGGCGATCAGGCGGGCGTTTGCCCCCTGATCGCCGATCTGTCCGAGATTGGCGATCGTCGGATCGCCTTTTGCATAGGTGGTTGGGCTTGCGCCGATGTGCCATGAACCCTCTGGGTGGTGGCAGAAGTAGCCCCACGGCCCCGGTGTGTGCTTGCTCATGCCGCCTCCAATTCTGCCTTGCGCGCATCTTTAACCGACGTATACCGCGCCCGCAGGTTTGACGGAATAGCTGCCCACACATCAGCCAGTTCGCCCATGGTTTTTGCGGTTTTCAGCTTGCCAACGACAACGGGATCGTGCGTGAAAGGGTCGGGCTGTTCGCCGCGTACTTCGTGCGTGGTCGCATCTGCATCGTTGTCGCCCTCGGTCGGAATACTGAAAGCCTGCATACAAGCGTACTTGTAGGCCGCTGACATGGCTTTGTTCGTGGCCTTGTCGCCGCTGTCCATCGCTTCGCCGTAGGTGACAACGGTGTGCTTTGATCCATCCTCGGCACACACAAAGTCGAACTCAGCACCCACGGTCACGTAGAACAGTGCCGTACCTTTGGCGTTGGTGCGCTCGACAACCTCACGCGAAGTAACGCGCGGAAGAATGCAGAGGCCATGACGCGCAAGCATGGGAGCGAGTGCGTTGTAAACGTCGTCGATGCCACGGAACTTGTAGCCCTGCTGCTCGTTCTTTCGATCTTTGCCGATGCCTTCTTTAGAAATATCGGCCTGCACTTTGTTGATTGCTTGGTAGACCTTCATTCTGTTCCCTCATGCGCCACTTGGCGCAAACGATTAAGCCATTCTTCGTATTCAGCGCGATCTTCTTCACTCAATTGATCGTCCGAATTTCCATGCTTTTGACACATCGACGTTGACAACGATTGGTTCATATTTCCACCTTGACGGCCGTTTGATTTCTTGCCCATCTGGAACAGAAACAAACTTGTTTCTAACAATAAACGTATCTCCAGCAAACTCGCCAGCAAAAAATACGATGCGTTGCATTTCCGCAACATGCTGCCGGAAGAATTTCATTTGGCCTTCCTGTTAGAGCCGGAAACACAAGACACTGTGCCGCTGTTCAATACTTGGACGGCAACGGCATTCTGCTTTGCACATTCCTCAATGTGCGCCTTGCGGTCTGCATCACGTTTGATACGTGCATCGTTAGAGCAAACAAGACTGGCCCATATCCATACCGCAGGAGATACAACCGCAGCGCCGAAACATGCCCATGCAATTTTCATTTGTTGTTTTTCGTGAAGTCAATTAAATACGAAGCCAGCACCAAAAATGCTTGTTCTGTTTCGTCAGAACGATTGTCGTACCAGTTAGAAAAATAAAATTCATCATCACCAAACACGCAAGAGCAACTGGCTTGCCACATGGTTTTCCCGCCAATAGTTCTTGAAACCCAATCAACTTTCATCCGCAGTCCTCCTCAAATTTGCGCCTCATCTCAGCTTGCCGTGCATACGATGCCATTTCAGCAACGAACGACAAGCGTGATTCAGTTGGATGTGGAACGCTGGCCTCAGTAATTGACCGCTGAGCAACAAGTGTTGCTTGTGCCAGCTTGTAATACGCTTCATTTGCCTCCGCTGTTGCGGAATTCCAGTTGTCTAATGCTTCGCTAATGACCGAGGCTGGCGCACGGGACAGAAGTCTTATGCGATGCAAATGATCCGCTGCGTCTTGCATGTTGCGAGCCTCGACATAAGCCGATGCCGCTGCTGATAGTGCAATAAATGCTGGTGGAAGGCTCATGTTTACTCCGCGTGATAGCCGTTGACTGCCAAGTAATGCGCAGCATCTTCAACCATATCTACAACGGCGCGAGTGATAGCTCTCTGCGCTTCGTCGGTTTCAATCCGGCCAGCGGCAATATGAACGCATGCTTCACGGATCAGGTCAGTCCATGCTTCTTTGCTGATGCTCTCAAACATCAACTCGGCAGCATTAAAAAACCCGATGCGCCCCTCTCCATTAGCTGCGGCGTGGATGTTTTCTGAGGCAATGCGCTGGTAGTCAGCTTCCGTCAGGTCACATTCACCACCGCCGTCATAAGAGAGTTCTGCTGCTGTTGCCGAACAAGGCATTTTGTCGTTCATATGACCTCCATGTAAGAGACTGCATTGTTTGCGTGAACAGAGAAACCGTCAACGTGAATTTTTGCTGTGTTGTAAGAACGCAACACGCAGATTTGCACGATGGATAGAATTTTCTGGACAGGAGGCGTTATGTCGATAGACGATGCGGTGCAGTTCTTTGGGACAAAGGCGGAGATTGCCAGAGTCCTCGGAATTGGTGGCAGTGCGGTGTGGCATTGGAAGAAGATTCCACTGGCCACTCAATATCAACTACAGATCGCCAGCGACGGAGTGTTGGTTGCAGATCTACCAGCAGACAGGAGAGCAGATGTCTTGGCCGCCCTCAAATGAGATCAGAAACACACAGCCGGGTCTAAAGATGAAAGACCTAAAGAGCAGTTACAGGCAAAAGTTCTCTGATGCATCAGATGGAAAGAAGGCGTACAACATGGTCACTGAGATTGTGTTGGAGTTTTTGATTAAAGAAAAACGTCAAGTTATTGCGAATGATTTGGCTGCAATTTTGAAGCGAGGAAAGACGCCAGTAAGAGATGCGCTTAATACGCTAATCGAGGACAACTTGGTGTCTGCAACAAAGTCTGGGCGAACCATTTTCTATGAGGCTACAGAATGCGCAAAATCGCAAAAAGCAGACGACTAGACCCGCAAACCAGTCACGATGCGGGCGCTTCGATGCAGCGGGCAGCCACGCGGCATGGGGCTTCTGTTCTTAATTGTCTACGCGCAATAGGCAGAGCAGGCGCGGAGGAGATTGCCGAGTTGATAGGCATGGATGCGTATGCAGTTCGGAAAAGACTGCCGGAACTGCAACACGCTGGGCTTGCGGAGCCAACTGACGAAAAGCGAAAGACTCGCAGCGGACGTCCTGAGCGGATTTGGAGGGTGTGTGAATGAGTTGGCTCTTTTCGCGGGCGCTGGTGGAGGAATACTTGGTGGACACTTGCTTGGATGGCGACCTGTCTGCGCAGTCGAATGGGAGCCTTACGCCGCAAGCGTACTTGCCGCCAGACAAAATGACGGATTTCTCCCGCCTTTCCCGATTTGGGATGACATTCAAACCTTTGACGGCAGACCGTGGCGAGGAATTGTTGACGTTGTATCTGGAGGATTCCCGTGCCAGGACATTAGCGTTGCCGGAAAAGGCGCAGGTATTGACGGAGAGCGCAGCGGAATGTGGCGACATATGGCTCGGATCGTTGGCGAGGTTCGACCAAGTTTCGTGTACGTGGAAAACAGCCCAGCAATCATTACTCGGGGACTCGGACGAATCCTCGGTGATTTGGCCGCGCTCGGGTATGACTGCCGGTGGACAGTGCTGGGAGCTGCCGACATTGGAGCGCCGCACCAGCGGGACAGGTTCTGGCTTGTGGCGAACGCCTACAGTTGGGATGCTCAATGCGGACAGAGCAAAAGACCCAGAATATGCGCAGAGGAAACTTTCCAAGGGTCAAACGATAACCTTGGCAGATCAAGTGAAAGACAGAAGAATGTGGCCTACTCCAGTTGCAACGATGAGCAAAGGAAGCAGCCCAACATCTTTGACGCGCAAGGATGGCAGGGATCGCAGTGGGGATCGTTTAGATCACGCGGTGATGGCTATCAATGGTGGGCAACTGAACCCAACGTGGGTCGAGTGGCTCATGGGGTGGCCTCTAGGGTGGACAGACTTAAAGCCATTGGAAACGGACAAGTCCCATTGTGCGCCGCAGAAGCATGGAGATTGCTAAATGCTCATAGTTGGAATTGATCCGGGTTTCAGTGGAGCTTGGGGCATGATTGACCACCACGGCAAGTACTGGTCTTGTGGCGATATGCACAACAACAAAGCCGTCATCGACACCCGCGCCGTCTATGCCGAAATGCTCCAAGCTAGGGATGGTCAGGACTGCGAAGTGGTCATCGAGTCGGTTCATGCCATGCCAGGACAGGGTGTTAGTAGCACCTTCAAGTTTGGAATGGCGTTTGGGGCGGCTTTAGCCCTTGCAGAACGGCTTGGAACCACTGTTCACATGGTATCCCCCCGGCAATGGAAAAAAACGCTCAAACTCGATTCTGACAAAGACAAGAGCTTGGAGTTGGCAAGAAAACTATGGCCCAACGCCCCGCTCAAGCGTAAGAAGGACAACGGCAGAGCAGAAGCCTTACTGATGGCTTACTGGTGGCTAAAAGAAAGCCAGTGATGGACCGCGAACAAATTGTCGGCCTGATGTATGACGCAGGGTTAACAGTTCTTGAAAGACGGGAGTTAACACAGGCGGGTGTCTTTGAGACAGTTGAGTA